AAGCCATCGACGATGGTGCCGTCGCGATCCAAGGGCCATTGATTCGGAGCCCGGACGACTCAGTCGAATATTTTTGGGCCGATGAGTGGCTACACCTCGCCAAGCTGGCGCTTGCCCAAGCCGAGGAGCCCAGCACGGCCGCCAATCGGTCCTGGCTCAAGACCGCCGCCGAAAAGCTGTCCGTCTACGTCCACAACCGCGTGGTGACCGACGGCGGGGACTTCGATGAGGATGACGCGGCGGAGATCATCCGGAAAGCGATGGCGGGGCAATGAGCGGCTACAGACAGCGGCTTGCCCGGCATCCGGGAATCATTCCGGCCTGGGCGACCATCGGCATTCTCCTGGCGGCTTCGACATCCGAGCGCGAAGGCATGGCGCCATGGATTCTGGCGGCGGCATTTCTGATCGTCATCTGGGCTACCGTGCTCTGGACGGCAAGGGCTTGAATCGCCCTAACTTCATGAGTCATAGTAACCCGGACGCAATAGGAGGCTGGACAAGTGGCAAAAAAGCGCGGCCGACAGCTTGATATCGAAGAGCGAAGGCGCGAAGTCGCCCGGATGGTCCGCGAGCGGATCGGATACCGCGAGATCGCGGTCAAGCTGAAGGTCAGCAAGTCAACGGTCGGATCGGACGTGCAGGCGATCTTGGCCGAGTGGCGGGCCGAGCAGGTGGACAACATCGAGCGCCAGCGCCTGATTGATCTGGCCACGATTGATGAGGGCATCCGCCCCCTGCTTCCCAAAGTGCGGCGCGGGCAACTCCATGCAACCGAGGTGCTGCTCAAACTGCTGGCCCGGCGGGCGAAGATGATGGGCCTGGACTCGCCTGAGCGCCACGAGTGGACCGGCAAGGACGGCGGCCCCATCCAAACCAAATCCGAGATCGACATCAGCCGCCTTGAGCCCGAAGACGCCCAGCGCCTGCTGGAGCTGATCGAGAAAGCGAGCCAGTGAGATTGCTCTCCTGCTGCCCAAGGCCGACATTGAAGCCCTCCGCGAGCGGGTCAAGGCCGACTGCGAGGCGAGCCTGCGGCACTACGTCCGCGCGGCGTGGCACGTGGTCGAGCCGGGCAACCCGTTTATTAGCAACTGGCATATCGACGCAATATGCGAGCACCTGGAGGCGGTTGGGCGCTCCGAGATCCGCCGCCTGCTGATCAACATCCCGCCGCGCTGCATGAAATCCCTCACTGTCTCGGTCATGTGGCCCACCTGGGCGTGGGCGACCAAGCCCGACATGCGATTTGTCTTCGCCGCGTACGCGCAGCGGCTTTCGACCCGCGACAGCCTCAAGTGCCGCCGCATCATCGCCAGCCCGTGGTATCAGCGCAACTGGGCAGACCGCTTCCAAATTACGAGCGACCAGAACGAGAAGATGCGCTTCGAGAATGACCGAACCGGGTTTCGGATCTCAACCACGGTCGGCACCGGCACCGGGGACGGCGGCGATATCGTGGCGGTGGATGATCCGCATGACGTGACGCAATCGCTCTCCCCCGTCCAGCGCGAACAGGCGCTCATTTGGTGGGATGAGACCATGCCAACGCGGCTGAACAACCCCAAGCGCGGGGGTATGGTGATCGTCATGCAGCGGCTCCATGAGCAAGACTTGGCGGGCCACGTGCTGGCGCAGGGCGGTTACGAGCACCTGATGCTGCCGATGGAGTACGAGCCGGATCGCAAATGTTTCACCTGCATCGGCTTCCAGGACCCGCGCCAGAAGCAAGGTGAACTGCTCTGGCCGGAGCGGGTCGGCGAGACAGAAGTCAGGGAGCTGCATACCCGGCTCGGGAGCTATGGCGCCGCCGGCCAACTCCAGCAGCGCCCCGCCCCGCGCGGCGGCGGCATGTTCCAGCGCCAATGGTTCAAGATCGTCGATCAGCCGCCATGGAAGCCCGAGCGCAAGGTGCGGTACTGGGACATGGCCGCCAGCGAGGCGCGGCAAGGCGCCGATCCGGACTGGACGGTCGGCACGCTCATGAGCGTCAAGGAGGGCGATCTCTTTATCGAGGACGTGCGGCGGGCGCGGCTCGCCCCCAAGGGGGTCAAGGATCTCATCGGCCAGACGGCCCAGCTCGACGGCAAGGGCGTGCCGATCTGGATTGAGCAGGAGCCGGGCAGCAGCGGCAAGACGGTCGTCGACGACCTCTGCCGCACCGTTCTGCAGGGGTTCGCGGCGCGTCCCGATCGCCCGACTGGAAAGAAAGAGAACCGCGCCGATCCGCTGGCAGCCGCGGCCGAAGCGGGGCGGATCAAGCTGGTCTCGGGGCCCTGGGTGGAAGACTGGCTGCGAGAGCTGGAGGTCTTCCCGGCGGGGGCTCACGATGACCAGGTGGACTCTGCCTCGGGCGCCTACGCGCAGCTGACGGCCGTCAAGAAGGGCGGCACCTGGGGCCGAAAGAAATAGCGAAACCTCCCCGGTTGGCGCTATAACACGCTTGCGCGGTGGGGACCGGGGGCATGAAAGGACAGGCCATGCCTGAGATCGTCACGCCGCGCAACGGCCGCCCCGGCCGCCTCTCCCGCGCTCTGACCGCCATCAACAGCGTGCTCACCGACCGCCTCGCCCTGGCCGGCCTCGCCAGCTCCCACGGGGGCGCGCGCCAGCTCGATACCGTGCTGGGCTACCCCTCGCAGCTCAGGCCTCAGGACTACCGCGAGGCCTACGATCGCGAGGATATCGCGACGACGCTGGTCCAGGCGTATCCGGTCGCCACCTGGCGCACCCCGCCGCAGGTCTATGACGACGCGGACCCCGGCAGCGAGACCGCCTTCGAGCTGGCCTTCACTGCGCTGGCCCGGGAGGTGGGGCTCTGGCAATACATCACGCGGGCCGATATTCTGGCCGGCCTCGGGCGCTACAGCGTGCTGCTGCTCGGCTTCGATGGTCCTGACAACATGGCGCAGCCGGTCACCCGGGCCCGGCGCCTGCTCTACCTGCAAGCCTACGGCGAGGAACGGGCGACGATCAGCAAATGGGTCACGACCAGCACGGACCCGCGCTTCGGGCTGCCCGAGCAATACGCCATCCAGATCGGCGAGGAGGGCGGCCGGAGCACACAGGCGGTCCACTGGACCCGCGTGCTGCATATCTGCGACGGCGCGCTCGATAACGATGTTTACGGCCGGCCGCGGCTCGCGAACGTCTTCAACCGGCTGATCGATCTCAAGAAGCTGGTCGGCGGCGGGGCCGAGATGTTCTGGCTGAACGCGCGCGGCGGCATCAACGCGGCGATGGACGCCGAGATGGACAACCTGACGGCCGATGAAGAGGCCGCGCTGTCCGATGAGATGGACGAGTATGAGCATGCCCTTCGGCGCTTCCTGCGCACCCGGGGCATTACCCTCTCGGCGATCAACCATGCTGTGCACGACCCATCCGGCCCGGTCGGGATCATCCTGGACCTGCTCGCGGGGGCCAGCCGGATACCCAAGCGCATCCTGATCGGCTCGGAGCGCGGGGAGCTGGCCAGCCAGCAGGACGAGCGGAACTGGAACGACCGGGTTGCCGAGCGCCAGCAGAGCTATGCCGAGCCGATGCTCCTGCGCCCGCTGGTCCGCCGCCTGACCGAGGCCGGCGTCCTGCCCGCGCCGATCGGCGGCGACTTCCGGGTCTCGTGGCCGGACCCCAACGCGCTCAGCGAGCAGGAACGGGCGGACGTGGCAGCGAAGATGACGACGGCCCTCACCGGCTACGCGAACGCGGCCGGGCGGAGCGCTGAGGAGATCGTGCCGCGCGAGGAGTGGCGCGAGACGTTCATGGGCATGGAGCCGGTGCCGGAGGGCGGGTTTGAAGAGGTCGAGATGGCGCTTGACGAAACAGATGAGGCCGAGGGTGAAACGAATGGGAGGAACGGTGAAACAAAATGAGCCTTAACGGCATCGGCCCGGTCTGCGAGAACCTTGCCAAGCTCAGTCCGGACGAGGCGCGCGAAGTGAACCGAATCCTCTGTGAATACCACCGGGATCGGGCATGGCGGGCGGCTTTTGCGGGCTGGATGATCCCCTTGGCCCTGATCGTATTCCTGTTTCTGATGCTGGTTGCCTTCTGATGCCGACTGACCCCACACGCACCCTGAGCATCCGCCGCCGCTACGAGTCGGAGATTGTCCGCCGCATCCGCAACCTGGCGCGGTTGGTCGCCTGGGCTGTGGGCGAGGTGGATGCCCTGGCGCTGGGTTCGGGCGTGTTCGCGCATGCCGCCTTCGCGCCGGATTTTGACGACATCCCGCCGCCGCGGTTCAACTTCCCGACCAGCGCCGAGAAGGTTGCGGCCTTTCTCGCCTGGCTGCGCGAGATGCAGGACCAGGGCATCCTGGAAGTGATCGAACGGAGCGAGGGCCGGATTGTGGCCCGCCAACCGTGGCAGGACGTTTACATCCGCAGTGCCTACCAGAAGGGCCTGGCCGACGCACGGCGCGATCTGCGGATCCCGCCGGCCGTCGAGTCCGGCCCGTTCGGGCTGCCGGCTGACGCCATGTTCGGCTCACCCTTCAACGCGCCGATCCATGCCGACGCCGCGGGCATGCTGTTCACGCGCAATTTCGAGGAGCTCGCGGGCATCACCAGCGACATGAGCCAGCGCATGAGCCGGGTGTTAACCCAGGGGTTGACGGAAGGCCGAGGCCCGCGCCAGATCGCCAGCGCCCTGCGCCGCGAGATCGAGGGCATGCCGCTCACCCGGGCCCGAATGATCGCGCGGACCGAGGTTATTCGTGCGCACTACGAGGCGAAGCTGAATCAGTTCGAGACGTTCGAGGTCGAGGGGATTTCGATTCAGGCCGAGATCCTGACCGCCGGCGACGGGCGGGTCTGCGAGCGCTGCAACGGGCTCCAGCTCCGGACCAGCCGAAACCCGATTCCGATCAGCCAGGCGCGGGGGTTGATCCCGCTGCATCCACAGTGCCGCTGCACAGCCATCCCGGCCAATGTTGGCGAGAACCGGGCGGCCCGCGAGGAACGGGCGCGGCTGGCGGCGATCAGGTCACGGATCGGGCAGGAAGCGGCCTAGGGCTCAATCGGCCTGCAATCGCGTCGGGAATCCATGACGAACGCACGAATATCGGCGATGCGGTAGCGCACCGACCCCTTCATCTTCACATACACCGGCCCTTCACCGTTCGACCGCCACCGCCTGAGCGTGGAGATCGAGACCGCGAGCACGTCGGAGGCCTGTCCTTCGGCGAGGAGCGTTTCGGGAGCGTGTGTTTCGGTCATCCATCAAAGCCTCGGCCCTCAGTTGATCCCCCGCCCAAGTGATTATTTAGTATCAAAAACGCTCAGGAGTTACCAGAAACTCCCATGGGCAAAAATCCCTATTGCGATCATGAGGCGTGCCCCCGTATAGCTCGCAGCATGAAGCTCGTCATCACGCACCGCAGCTCCGCTCCCCTCTCCCGCCGTGAAACGCTCGACGGCCGCGAATACCTCGTGGTTCCCGTTGTCGCCCTCGTTGAGGGCGTGCTGAACGGCATCTATGCGCCTGCTGATGAAATCGCCCAGTTCCCGGATTCGTGGAACGGCCGCCCCATCACCGTGAACCACCCCATGGATGGCGAGCTTCCCATTTCCGCCAACGGCGTCCGCGTGCTCGAGCGCCAGCAGATCGGCCAGCTATTCAACGCGCGGGTCGAAGGGGGCAGGCTCTCGGGCGAGATCTGGATCGACGCCCAGAAGGCGCGCCGCCTTGGGGGAGAAGCCGCGCAGGTCCTGGCCCGCCTTGAAGCCGGCGAGCATATCGAGGTTTCGACCGGCTACTTTGCCGAGATCGAACCGACCGCCGGCGAGTTCGGCGGCAAGCCCTACTCGGGCATCTACCGCCACATTCGCCCCGATCACCTGGCGGTCCTGCCCAATGCCGAGGGCGCGTGCAACCGCGCCATGGGCTGTGGGGCGCCGCGCGTGAACGTCATCGAGCGCATGCAGCAAACTCTGGTCGCGCTGGCTGCCAAGCTGGGCATCGGCGACGACCCCGACCCCGAGAAGGAGTCCGCCACCATGGACAAGAAAGACACGATCGATGCGCTGATCGCCAATCAGGCGTCGGGATTCGCCGAGAGCGACCGGAAGATGCTGGAGGGCCTGGACGAGAAGGTCCTCTCGCGCCTCTGCGCTCACGAGCACAAGCCCGGCGAGCCCTGCCCGCACAGCGAGCAGAAGCCGGCCGAAAAGCCCGCCGTCAACGCCGAGGCCCCGGCCATCCCCGCCGAGGTCGCCGCCCTGCTGGCCAAGCCGGGCGCGCTGGCCACGCTGGCGCGCGTGCTGGAAGGCGAGGCCACCCGCAAGACGGCGCTCGCCGCCAAGCTGGCCGCCAATGCCGCCTGCAAACTCACCGCCGAGCAGCTGGGCGCCATGGATGAGCCGACGCTCACGGCGCTCGAGCAGTCCCTCCTGCCGACCGGCGACTATAGCGGCCGCGGCTTCCCGGCCACCGATGAGGGCGGCGATGCCGACTATGCGCCTCCCGCCATTTTCGCGGCCCCCGTGGCCGCCAAGGAAAAGGAGGTCGCGTAAGCCATGAGCTCGTCCACGACTCCCAAAACCGTCCTGCTCAAGGGCAACCCGATCCGCAAGGAAGCGGCTGCCGGCGGGACCATCACTCCCGGCCACCTGGTCGCGCGCGCCAACACCGGCAAGTTCGTGGTCCAGGCTTCGGCCGACATCGACGTCGCCAAGGCGTTCGCGCTCGAAGCCGACCTGATCGGCAAGGGCATCGACGACAACTATGCGGCCGACGACCAGGTCCAGGTCGCCTACTGCCGGCCGGGCGATGAGATTTACGCCCTGCTGCCGGCCAACGCCGCCGCGGTCGTCATCGGCGACTTCTTGCAGTCCAACGGCAACGGCGCGCTCAAGAAGCTCGCCTCGGGCGTGGCCATCGCCGTCGCCCTCGAAGCCGTCGATAACTCAGGCGGCGCCACGCCGGCCCGTATCAAAGTGGAGGTGATCTGACCATGCGTGCTTTCCCCAGCACCCTGCAAGGCTTGATTGAGGGCGGGCTGAGCATCAATGCTCTGCGCCCCGCGATCAATGCCGACTCTCCCGAGCTGCGCGTCAACGGCGTGCTGCGCAAGGACGAGTGGAAGGCGTTCGATGAGCGCGTCATTCAGATCGCCCGCGACATGGTGACCGGCGTGGATGACCTCCGCGCGGCCGGCCTTGTCCGCAACCTGGGCGGGTTGGGCGTCATGACCGATGAGTGGGAAACCAGCTCGGACATGACCGGGGCCAACATCGACATGGCGGGCGTCACCCCCGGCGAGGAGGATTCGGCGACGTTCAACCTCCACGGCGTGCCGATCCCGATCATCCACAAGGATTTCCGGGTGAATATCCGGAGGCTGATCGCTTCGCGCAAGCTCGGCACCCCGATCGACACGTTCCAGGCCGGCATTGCCACCCGTCGCGTGATCGATGCCGTCG